TCAGGCTCCGTAGTGCTTGCGGAGATCCGCGGTCGCGGCCTCGATGATGGTCAGGTACTGGATGGCGGTGAGCGGCGCGCCCGGCGCCGGCGTCGGTACCGTCGGCGGGACAACCACCGGCGCCGGCATCGGCTTCTCCGGCACGACGATCGGCGGCGCAGGCAGCGCCGGCGCATCGCCGAACACGAACACCGGCAGCTTGCCGAGCGCGTCGTGCATGGCGCCGCGCGTCTGTGGCCCGGCGATGTCATCGGGGATCAGCCCGTGCTCTTCCTGGAACCGCCGGACGGCTCCCGCCTCGAGCTTGCGGCCGAGCAGGACCAGCGCGGTCCGCTCGTACATGACGAGCCGGTCAGCATAGCCGTTGGTGCCGCCGTTGATCCGGCGCGTCACCATCTCGATGTTGCCCTCGTCCGCGTAGCGGTTGAGGTTGCGCGTCGACCAGTACCAGATCGGCGCAAGGCCCTCCCAAGGGTCGGTATTGACCTTGTCCGGCTCCCGCTCGAAATCCGGCGCCGGCAGCCCGGCTGCCCAGCACCAGTCCCGGAAGCCGCGATAGTTGTCGCCACCCGTCACTTGGATGCCGGATCGGCCCATGTAGAGCTTGCCGTCGCCGTCGCGCGCCGGCGTGTTCCCGAGATCCTCGCGGACATCGTAGCGGAAGCGGCCGCTCTCGTGGGCGAGCTGCGGCAGGTACTGCGACAGGCGCTGCGGCCGGTCGAGCCCAACCTGAACACCCATAGCCGCCAGGCCAGCGAGGATCGACTGCATGTTCGAACGACGGTCAGCCGTCATCGTCCCGCCGGCAATCGCCGACAGGTGCTGAAGCGTCAGGCGCATGGCGCGTCTCCTGTGGTGGCAAAGAAAAGCCCGCCGCGGCAGGACCGGGGCGGGCATTGGCTTTTAGTCTGGGCAGTCGGCAGGATGCTATTCAACCGATGGACACAGTTGCATCCCTAAGCTAAGTCGGCCCGAATATTTCTGAGAGGAATGGGGCGGTGAAGCCAAAGCAGGGAACGTACATAATTGGCCTAGACCATCTCCGTGCGCTCGCCGCCTTCCTCGTATTCTTCTGGCATGGAATTCATGTGCGCGACGTTCCGTTTGTGCGCGACATTCCATTTGATACCGTTCCAAGCACTTGGGTCGGTAGCCTGTTCGAGGAAGGGTGGAGCGGCGTAACCCTCTTCATAACGATCACCGGTTTCGTCTTCACTGTTCTCACTGCCGGGAAACAGATCGATTTCCTGCCGTTCCTGAAAAACAGAGTCCTCCGCCTCTTTCCGCTAATCTTCCTTATGACGCTCTACGCTGTCCACGCGATAGGAAGCACGAACACATCACTGTTCCTGTTTTTCGGATTGCTTGGCGGAGGAACCGTCTACGGCACATGGACTCTGGCGGTAGAGTTCCAGTTCTACCTCGCCTATCCTTTTCTCAGGAACACACTGGAGGGAAGTAGCGCTACCAAGACCGTCCTACGGTGCGCGTTGTTCTGCGGCCTATTTCTGATGCTCCGCTACATCTTCTTCATCGATAAAGGTGAAGTCCGGGCGATCGCGTACTGGACCATCCTCGGGCAGGCTGACGCGTTCATCGCAGGCATATTGGCAGGCCACGTGTTCAACACCCACCGGCACAGGCACGAAAGGTCCGTACGGGCAGTCTCGGTCGTCGTTCTCGTGGCGGCGGGTACAAGCCTCGTGGGTGTATACCACTGGCTTAACATTCACGGCGGATTTTACGGAGATGCGCCCGATCAGGGTGGGGTTTGGGTTTACCTTCCGACCGTCACTGCCGCCCTCTGGGCCTGTGTTGTCGGATCATACACGTTGCTGGCTCAGCGCCTGTTCGGACCAATCTCAAGGGCGTTGGGATATATCGGCGCAATCTCTTACAGCACCTACATGCTGCATTTCCTGACCGTCCCAATGTGCAACTACCTCTATGGGGAGTATGTCGGCTTTCAGTTTTCGGAAGTGCCTATCCGGCAGATGGGCCTGACCCTGCTGACGTTCCACTACCCCGTAACCCTGTTGGTCAGCGCCGTCTCATATGAGTTGATTGAGAAAGCGTTCCTTCGGAAACGGGTTCCTTACCTGTTGGACCCTGAGATCCCAGCGCTGCAAAAGCCAGTGATCGCGTGAGCACTGGAGACGGACATTTCCTCCACGAGGCTGCTGCGATCGACGAAGAACCGATCCACCTCGGCCTCGATCCTACCTAGGAAGATTGCACTGTGGCAGTGCGGTGGCACGATGATCTCGGTGACTTTTGCAGCGCTGTCCCCGGCGCCGGGAAGCCCGCCGCGGATGGACCGGGACGGGCTTCGTGGTATGGGTGACGAAATCGGGAGGCCACTGATGCAGAGCCCATTCTGGCACTACAATTCCAGCTTCGACGCCGTCGCGTTAATGCATGCCTACGCAGTGACCGCGCCCCCCGACCCGCAGCACGTCACAAACTTCCTCGGCGTGAAGGTCTCGCCGCGCTTCTTCCCGGGTATCCTCGACGGAAAGGCGGGCGTGGTCGAACCGGTCCCGATCCCAGCCAACTGGCACGCTGACATTGCCGAGTGGGGCTCGGTTCTTCATGCGGTAGACCATGCCGGCAGCACCTTTCGCATGGCCGAGCTTGGCTGTGGCTGGGGCTGTTGGCTGAACAACGCCGGGGCGGCAGCAAGAAGCCGCGGAAAGAGCATCGAGCTCATTGGCGTTGAGGGCGACTTGGGTCATGTGGAGTTTGCAGAGGAAGCCCGTCGGGCCAATGGCTTCAGCCAGACGGAATACAGGATCATTCACGGAATTGCTGCGGCCTCGAAGGGGAAGGCACTTTTCCCGATCGCGGAAGTGTCAGGCCAATCATGGGGACTTGAACCCGTGTTGGGCGCCAGCCAGAACCAGATCGATGCGGCACTAGAGAACAAGACGCATCACGTCTTGGATATGATTCCTCTCGCGGACATCGCGGGAAACCAGCCGCTGGATCTGCTTCACATCGATATCCAAGGCGGAGAGGCGGATTACGTCCAGGAGAACCTCTGCGATATGAAACGCCTTGTTCGACGCGTCGTCATCGGCACCCACTCGAGGCAGATTGAAGGGCGGATCATGAGCACCTTCCTTGACGCAGGGTGGAAGATTGAGATGGAGCGCCCCGCCATAATCGCGGTAGATAGTGGCAAACCGGATATCCGGGTCGACGGCGTGCAGTGCTGGTGGAACTCGGAGCTATGACCGACAGAGACACGTTCCACGAGGCAATCGAGATTGCCGCGAAGGCCATCGCCGCCGAATGGGAGCACTGGCTCGCGGTCGTGCCGCCATCCGACAAAGAGCGGTGGACGCCCGAAATGATCGGGCGCCTTCAAGCTGCTGCGATAATGGCGGAACTGGGTAAGCGCGGTATCAAGCTGGTCAGGGTGCATTAGCTTGGCGTTTATGCGCTAGCGGAGTAGGCAGGCAACTCAGGTGTCCAGAACGGGCGGCGGGAAACTCAGGAGGATCGAATGAAGCGTTTGCGACTGTTCTGGCTTCGCCTCAACGGGCTCACCGAGTGGCACCCGTCTCACCGCGGCACCGAGTTCTGCGAGGGGCGCTACCACCCAGAGACAGGTGTCTGGGAGACGCGCGCCCTCACCCCCGAGCAGCAGATCGACGCCGATTGGATGACGGCTATCCGGTGATCAGCCGAAGCGCGCCGTGATCGCCGGCGCCAGGACGGTCGCAATCCTCGGCACCAGGCGCTGGTTCATGTCCGCGATGAGAGGGTGAAGCCCGTCTGGCAGCAGCCCCGTCGTCGGAGGCTGCGGCCAGTCCAGATAGTTGTCGATCAGCCCGACATTGAGAGACGGGTCTGCTGCCATCTGCCGATAGACGTCGTAGTACCAGACCAGGTTGGGCCGAGCGATGAAGCCGCCTGTCCCCGGCACGATAGGCGTCATGACCAGCATGTAGATCATGATGTCCGGGTCCTGCGCCCGGAACTGGTTGATGATCGAGATCGCGTTCGCCCGGCTCTGCGCAAGGGTCAAGGACCCACCGGAGTCGTTCATCGAATATTCGATAGTCAGGATCTCCGGACGCGCCGGCAGAAAGCTGCCGATGCTTGCAAGGCCGTTGGCCGATGTCCCTCCCCCGATGCCGAAGTTGCGAACCGTGATCGGGTGAGAGGTCTTCGTCTCAAGCAGGGCCGCGAGCTGCGGCTGCCAGAAACGGTTCTCGTAATTGCCAGCCGTCAGGCTGGTGCCCATCGTGGCGATCGTGATCCTACGCAACGTCGCGTCCCCGCCGATCCAGGTAGCCGCGGGTGTTCAATGCCAGCAGCTGCAGGCCCGCGTCGTCGTAGGCCGCGACCCGCCGCTCGGTGTCCGTTGTGACCCACAGGGTGGCGATGCCGAAGGACTGCGCTGCGCTGTTGTACCGATAGATTGCCTGGGTTGCGGAGCCGGGACCGGGTCCGGTCGCGATCACCGGATCGACGATCGAGAGGCCGCCGTTTGTCGTGACAGTGGTTGACCATATCGCTGTGACCTCAGCCATGATCTTCAGCCCGGGCGGGACGTTCAGATCGCGCAACACGCGGGTCTGAGCGGCGACTGCTGCACTGTTATTGCTTGCCGGCACGGCGAACTGGAAATGGTCCCCGTTCTGAGTGAACCGGCGAATGTTGGCAGAGCCGTCCGTGAGAACCGCCCCAATCCTGCGCTTCTTCGTCCAGCCGGACGGCAATGCCGGGTTCGTAAGCGATGTCGAGAAGATCGCGTCGACCGCCCCCGTTGTCGGGTTTCCGATCAGGAACAGGTGATACCAGGTGTTGTTGGCGATGGGCCCGACATCGAGGCCGCCGGCAGCGCCCGCTGCCCAGACCGCACCGAGGTTCTTGCTTGTCCCGGGCGAGAGCCGCAGATCCGCGCTGTCGGCTTCGTCACGCGCCGAGCCAGCAGCTATGTCGATCCACCGCGCCGGGCTCGGCGCATTGTTCGCCATGGCCAGCCCGAAGAGCCACCCAACGGGCAGGCCGATTCCGAGCGTCGTGCGCGCCACTGCAGCGCTCGCTGCGGTGAATAGCGCGGAGCCCGTGGCCGTCGCTCCGATGTTCGAGCGCGCCTGCGCCTGTTCGCCAGCGGTCGGGAACTGCGGGGTGTAGGCGACAGACGCCGCCGCCTGTGCCCACCACTGGCCATCTGCGGACCGGAACTGCCCGGCGAGGATCGGACGAAGGCTGATGTCATCAATGGCTCCGACGAAGTTCGTGCCAAAGATCGTCAGGTTCGTCATAAGCGAGGTGAGATTTGGATATGCGACGAATGTCCCGTTGGTGGACCTTGCCGGCTCAGAGTACCGGTTCGTCGCAGTGAGGTCGTCAAGGACAAAGGTTGCCGTTCCCGCCGTCCGATTGAGGACGGTGTACGAGAGCCGATACTGCTGGCTAACGACGGCGAGTGCGCTCTGACGAGATGTCCCGGCAGCAGGACCGGGAAAATTCATTCTTCCCGACGAGATCGTCGGTGGATTGGTGCCGATCAGCAGCCAACCGGTCCCTACCGAGAAGTCGCCGTTCGTGATGAGTTCAGCACCGAGCGCCGGTTCCGTGACACGCTCATAAGTCGCTTGGCCTGGGATTGTGACATAGACGATACCGGCCGGAATAGTAGCGTCCTTGGCAGCAGCAACCGTCGCGTATTCTCTCCTGATAACCGCCGCCGTCGTGTCAGGGACCTCCAGCGACGCCCTGACCGCCTCCGCATCCGCGTCGTCAAACAGCGTCCTGACGAACGGGCTCACTTCCGACAGTTGCGCGACCAGCTCGGCCAGCCTGGCATTCGCGGTGATCGCGGAGGCGGCGCCTGAGTTCCCCAGCGAGATTGCATACGCGCCGGTCGATGTGCCCGAAGGCCAGGGATAGGCCAGCGTCAGCGAGGTGTTGCTCTCGATCGACGCGATCGGAATGCTGAACCCGTTCCGCGAGAAGATCCCGCCGTTGACGACGCCGATCGTCCACGCGGTTCCCGTGCCGGTGACGGTCGCACTGCCGCTGGTGACCGTTGCGGTTCCGGTCGCGTAGAGGGGTTGCACCGCCATGGGGCCGCGCTCCTGTCATGTCTGGGAATGGTGGAAGAGTGTCAGCCGCCGTGGGCGGCGATGATGCTGTCGAGTTCGGCGGGTGACTCGGCTGCGGCGATCTCCGCCTGCGCGTCCTGCCGCTCCGCCTCGAGTGCGCCGATCTGCGCAGCCTGGCGGTCGGCGCGGATCATCACTTGCGCCGCGAGCGCCTTTTCGTCGAGGCCGCGCCGCTTGGCCTCCGGCGCCAGCAGCAGCGAGGTGACGCCCGATGCGATCACCTGCCTCGCCTCTGCCGCCTTGCGTTCATGGATCGCTTGCAGGGGGCCGAGGATGGCTGCGTAGCGATCGGCGAAGATCTGGTCGAGGCGCGCCTGCGCTACGGCGCGGAACGCCGCCATGTCCTTCGTCATCTTCATGTGGCGACGATCTCCACCGACCACGGCAGGTAGGGCCACTGATCGACCTCGATCCGGTACGTGCCCGGTACGTCTGCTGTCAGCGTGAGCGTCCCGCCCTTGCGCTCAACGGACTGGCCGTCAACGCGGACGACGCAGGGCTTGGGCAGGCCGCTGATCACGGCCTTGTCGGCGCCGTCGGCGAGGATGGCGGCTTTCGACACCGTCGCGGTGATGGCCGGGCGTGGCACAAGCGGCTCCAGATCGCCTGGAAGCCACATGCCGCCGAACACTTCGTTCATGGGCACGTCTTCCGGCACGATGCCGAGCCGGTCGCCGTTGGCGCGAAGCCGGTCCAGATACCCTTGGACGAATGGCTTGCCGGGGCTCAAGTACGGACGCCCGTCGTCTTTCGCCAAGACGACGTTGTAGCCGAGCAAGGTCTCTTCGCGATTGTAAAGAATGTCAGCCATCAAAAGAGCCTGCCGCTGAATACCCGGATGTGAGCGGTTCCTGTCACTTGCCCGAAGATGAAGAGGGCCGTCAGTTCCGTATTGATAAACATGTACCGGGCGCCGCCGTTGTTGAGGACGAGGATCGGCGGAACCCGCCCCGGTACTGGAAGCGCAACGCCGGTCATCTGGTCTGCCACCACTGAGACGTACAGGTCGGTTGCATCAAGGAGGCTGCCGAAGGCCTCGGAAAACAGCAGCCCCTGGATCGGCGCCGATGCCGCATCGTAACCAGGAGCGGACACCCGGATCAGCCCGGGGGCAAGGTAAACGCGTCTGGCCATTCGACCTCAGCCGATCGGGATGTTGAGGACGCTCACGTAGGCGCCGTACATCTGGAAGTCGTTCGGGGGCGCAGGGTCCTGCTGGATAGGGCCGATCTGGGCAAACGATCCCGAAAACACGACGCGATCTGTAGAGGGCGTGTAGACCACATCCATGACGCTGGTCTGATGAAAACCGCGCCCCGTAAAGAGCGCTCGCGGCGCGGCAATCTGCTGATCGTGATAATCGTAGTAGACCATCGCCACCGGGAGGAAGGGCAGCGCATAGGGGAACATGTACGTCCCCGAGAAACTGTATTGGGCCAAGTAATAGCCAAAGCCGATGATCCCCCCGACTTGCTGGAACTGATATGATACGCTCTGGCCGATGCCAACGTATGCCGAGAACAGCTTCTGCGCGTAGAGACTGTCAGAGTCGAAGATCGCCGGTGAAGCCGGATTGTCGACATCGGTCCCGGGCGAGGAGATGCGGATCCCGTACGTGCCGTTGGGCTTCAGCCCCAATCGCATTCGTTTAGGCAAGGATCACCCCTTCAGAACCATCCAGAAGAAGCTCTCCTGTGAGTAGTAGGTGACGCCGCCGTCTACCAACGTTCTCCGGGCTTTCTGGACCTGATCCGGGTAGATGACCCAGCCGTCTACCGAGAAAGCCCCGGCAGCGTACGAGAACGCCGTCGTTCCCACAGTGATGGCGGTGAAGACGATCGGGAACGGAAAGGTCGGGATGCCAATGACGTGGAGGCTGGAGGCGGTCGTGTAGGCAGGGTAGTTCGGAGGGCCGTTCGAAGGGGTGGGGTCGATATAGAGCCCCCTCGCGAGGACGAGCGCCGTGGACGGCCATGCGCTGTCGAACAGTTTCCCGTCCATCGGGGTCGCCGGCCCGGCCTCAAACCCGGCCAGGCTCAGCACGATCCGATCGGGCGCGATGTAGACCCCCCTAGTCATAGATCGAGATCGTCCCGCCCGAACCGTCGATGACCATCTTGCCGTTGTCGGAGACGAGCTGCTGGAACCGGGCAATCGCCAGCTTCACCACGCCGCCCTGGATAACGAAAGGATAGGTGGATGCGCTGCCGTCCGTGACGATGAAGCGGTTGGCTTGAATGAGGACCGTTCCGACGCCTCCGGTGACATCGATGTAGAGGCCGGAGTCGACATAGCCGACGCTGTCGTTGACCCGCGCGAACAGCGCCATGCGGACGCTGCCGATGCCGTCCCCGGCGATTGCGTCGACAGAGAACAGGCCATTGGCGGAGACCCCGTCCACAGTCGCCTGAACGCCGTTGATGAGGGCTGCCTGAGCGGTGATGGAACTGGTGTTCTGCGTCACCGTCGCGCTGAGAGAGTTGACGGCACTCGCGGCTCCGAGCGCCACCCCCTCGGCATTGTCGATCCGAGCGGTTGCAGCCGTCACAGCGCTTGCCGCCGCGGTGACCGTTCCCTCGGCGCTTGTCACTCGCCCTTCAAGGGTGGTGACGGCCTGAGCAGTCCCGGTGACCTTCGTCTCAACATCCGTGAGGGTTGCCACCACGCCGTCCGTCCGACGGGCAAGTGCCTCGGTCTCGGTCGCCCGCGTCGTCCGTTCCTCGATGATAGCGGCGCTGGCGCTCTCTGCCTCGCTGTGCTGAACCACGTTGGTTGTGGCGATGGTCGCCGCCAGTCCTTCCAGCAGTTCCTCAAGCTTCCCGAGGCTCTCCGGCCCGAACCGCAGGATCTCCTGAATATCCTCCTGCAGATCGGCAAGCTCCGCCGCCAGGTCTTCCGTCAGCGTCGTGACGATCTGCGGCGCCGAGAAGAACGTGTTCCGCGGCGGGTTGGTTACCACCGTGCCCTGCAGCGTGTAGGAGGTGCGCGGCACCAGCCCCTCGGCGACGACGCCGGTGACCGACGCCCTTTCGAAGTTCGCCTGGATGCGCCGCGTCGGATCGTCCGACTTCCAGTATTCGATCAGGACGGAGTCGACCGTCACGTCGTCGATCAGATCCCACTGCACCGTGATGGCCGGCAGCGCCCTGCCCGACTCGCTGGTGACCTGGCTCGCGTAGGCGAGGAAGCCCTGCAGCGTCGACAGCCGCACCGGGAAAGCAGGCGCGATCCGCACCGGCCGCTCCGGGATGACGATGGAGCTGTCATAGATGCCGTTGCCGACCTCATCCAGCGTCAGCGTCACGTTGCGGGCGCCGTTGGCGTTCAGCGCGCCCAGCGAGCGCCCAACCACCTGATAGGTCCGCGTGCCGTAGCGGGCGCTGGCGAGCGAGATCCAGTCGCCCGGCTCGAGCACGATCCACCGTGGCCGGACGATGATTGTCTCGGACGCCTGGTAGCGTGCCCGGCGCAGCGCCGCCTCGGCAAGGTCCGACGCCTGGCTGGCGAGGAACACGGCGCCGAAGTTCAGCGCCTTGGCGTGCCGCTCGCGATCGGCGGCAAGAGCCTCGGCCGAAGACCGCGGATCGTAGGAGGTCGCCGCCCACAGATCGTCCGGCGAGTTGTAGGTGCCGAAGACCGTGTTGACGAGATCCGAACGCCGCTTGGCGCGGAACTGCCGCGGAGAGCCGACGATGATGTCGTCGTCGGTGAGCGTCGCGACCACCGGCTGGTTGGCGCCGACGATCGGATGGTCGCCGTCGACCAGATAGAACAGGCCGCCGCTGCAGGCCTCGAGGACGGGCGCCAGGTTGTCCGAATGCGTCACCCCATCGCTGGTCGAGAACAACGCCCCTGCCCTGTAGCGGAACGCCCGTGTCGGCGTGCTCTCATCGCAGACATTGGCGGCCGACATCCATGGGGCGGCGGGAAGGTCGATCTCCGGCACGCCCTTGCCCACGAGCAACTGGCCGTTGGCGAAGAACCCGCGCTCGTAGTTGTAGGCCTGGACGATCGGGTTCTCGGAATACTCCCATGTCGCGACGTCGTTCCAGCGATGCGCCCCGGCGCCGCCGGATGTCGTATCCTTGCGCGGGTCGTAGAGCGGCGCCCCCTGAAACTCAAACAGGAACTGCGGCAGCGAGGCCATCTCCTCGTCGTCGAAGCGGGCATTGATGACGACGAAGGCCGTGCTCTTCCCGACGTGCTCCGCCGTCCACCGCCCGGCCGGGTTGGACGATCCGACCAGACCGTGCTCGCCGAACTCGGCCGCCTGCAGCGCGGTGTGCCGCCCGTCGTAGAACCGGATGCGCAGCACGTCGCCGTCGAACCCGGTGACCTGCGCCCCGCGGCCCTCGACATTGCCCCAGTTGATCGTCCGCCACTCGCCGTTGACAGCGATCCGCGTCAGCGCCGTGACCGGAAAGTCCGACAGCACGAACACCTTCTGCATGTACTTGTTCGATGGGCCGTAGGTGTTCGTGTAGACGTCGTGTCCGGCGACGGCGACGAGCCCGACTGCGATCTCGCGCGGCCGATCGGCGCCATACTGCACCTGCAACTGCGTGCCTGTGACGGCCTGCTGTTGCTGATCGCCCCGGAGCGCATTGACAGCGAAGTTGAGCCCGATGCCGAGCAGCGCCTGGCCGACGACGCCGAGCCCGCCGACGAAGGACGCAATGCCGGTGACGGCGGCGCCAATGGCCGCGATGGCTGGTGCGATGAAAGGCATGGATTATCCGATGCGAAAGGCTCGGGAGAGCGCCGTGATCGGCTCGTAGCCGACGCCGTGCTCGGTCTTGATAGCGACGCCGAAGGAGGTAACGACCGCGGCTCCGACCTTGCCGTCACGCTCGATCGTTCCGACATCGCCGCGCTGCGCCATCGCAGGTGGGATGGGCTCATAGGCCGACGCGAACAGGTCGCCGATGTCGTTGAAGCCGGCCCTTAGCAGCTTCTTGGCCGCGCCTACCTCTGTCTTGTAGCCGCGGAACTTCTTGAACGGCAGCGATCCGGTGACGGCCTCGATACAATCCGTTGCGAGATAGCCGCAGTCCGAGACGCCCCAGGCAAACGGCAGGGTCGCGTGCTTCTCGATCGCGCGCACAAGCGCCTGTTCCCATTCGGGGACGCGGGTCATGGCTTGTCCCTCCCCCAGAAGATCTCTTGCTTGCCTGACACCTCGGCATGTTCATAGAACCGGTCGCCCGGCCATACCGACTGCTGGTCGGCCGTCGAGCGAACCCGGAAGCCCGGCTTCACGTTGTCCAGCGCCCGGCTCTCGCACTGGATCACCAGCGCCGATTCCTCGCCCGCGTCGTGCGTGACGACGTCTACTAGGCCGCGATAGACCGGCTCAACGAAGAGCAGCGCGCCCGTGTCCGGGTGGAAGTACGCATCCGAGATGGTGACCGGCCGCTGGTGGTAGTCTTCCTGCTCGATCGTCGCGAGCACTGCCGGCGTCAGGCCATCGGCTGGCGCCTCCGCCAGGCGGAGGGTGAGTCCGACCGCCTCGGCGCCGTAGCTGCCCTGGATGTCCTCGACCTCGATGACGCCGCCTGGCAGGTAGGTTCGCCCCTCGAACTCGAACGGCGCCGAACCATTCCAGAAGCAGTAAATGCCGGTGCCGAAATCAAAGCGGATCATGCCGCGGATGACAGCCTTGCCTTGGTCGAGTAGTGCCAGTGTGTCTGCGTTAAGCGACCTCATGGCAGTCTCGTCTCGATCAGGTCGAATGAGGCTTGGTAGAACAGCGTGTCGCCAGACTTTTCAAACGACCCCGCGACCGGGCGCATGTAGAGGTTGATCCGGTCGAAATAGACCCCGGCGCCTGTGAAGGCTGAGCCCGGGGGAAAGGCCGGCTCGAACTCGATCGTGCGAGTGGTGCCGGCGCCCGACGTGTCCGTGACTTGGGCCACATGGAAGTATCCATTGTAGAACGTCACATAGTCGCCGCGGCTGATCACCAGCCCGGCGTTCAGGCCGGTGGCAGACACCGTGTTGCTGTTGGTGATGGACGCCACCGCGCCCACCGTCTGCGCTGGCGCCAAGTTGCCCCGGTTTGAGCGCGGCCCCGGCCATGCGGGATGATAGAAGAGGACGCTGCGAAGGCCGCCCCTGAGCGAGTGCCACCATGCCTCGACTTCCGTGAACGGATCCCGGCGGATCAGCCCCGTCTTGAGCGTCACCATCCACAGGGGATCTGCGACCTCGATAATGTTCGTCAGCCGATTTCCCGAGCGGGAATGCGACACCGATCGCTCAAGCCGAAAGTCGATATCGGCCCAGCCCACGACCGGGAGAAGGCGGGGAAAGGTGGTCAACGTGTCGTACCTCGGCGCTTGGCGTCACCGATCATGTCGGGAAGACCCTTGTGGACGATCCGAACTGCCTGATCCCGGCCCTGCTCCGCGGCCTTAGTCGAGACGGCTTCAACGAACGGCATCAGATTGCCGTTAGTGTCGACCGATGCGCTCCACGTGACTTCCAGTTGGATTGGCCCCCCATCATTCGCTGCCGACCGCACCCGCGGCATCTGGTGGTTCGGGATGACCTGCGCCGGCCCCTTGATGATCTCCGGACCGTTCTCGCCGGCGATGCCCCACTTGCCGGCGCCGAGCGTTCCGCCGTCGGCGAAGAATCCGCCGAAAGGGTTGGCCATGATGGCCGCCGTTGCACCACTGGACACCGTGCCTGATCCGAAGCCGCCACCAAGGAGACCGGTGAGCGCGCCTAGCAAGCCGCCGCCACCGCCGCCGCCGCCAGCCTGACCCGCACTGAACAGCGCGTCGATGAGCTGGTTCTGGATCCTGTCGATGATGCTGTCGAGGGCATTGAGCGCGGCGTTCTTGAAGGATCCCCACAGCCCCTCGCCTGCGTTCAGGCCGTAGCGAAGGTCCTCGACGAAGCCGCGGGTCGTCTCACGGTTGAACTCCATCTGCTCCTTCGCTTTGGCCGTCGCAGCCTCCGTAGCGGCCATCTGAGACCCGAGAGCGTTCAACTCGGCCGTCTGCGCTGCCGTGAGGTTGATCCCGGCGTCGCGCGCCTGGTTGAGCATGTCCGTCTGATATTTCAGCGCTGCGGCCTGCTCCGCGGTCTGCCCAAGGGCTGCCGCTTCTGCCCGAGAGGCGGCGATGTGCCGCTCGGCACCCGTGACGATGCCGGCGTATGCGTCCGAGAGCTTCTGCGCCTCCCTGGCGGCCTTCTCGGCTGCCTTGGCGCTCTTCTTGCCCGCCTCATCCATTGCAGCCCCGGCGGACCCGGCGTTGCCGTTCACGGCGTTGAGCTGGCGGTTCAGTTCCTCGATCGCCGCAGCATCAGGAGCGCTATCGCCGCCCGACCCACCCCATCCTGGGAAGTAGTCGGTGTTCGTGGCCTGAACCATTGTGGCTTTGGCACCGCCCAGAGCTGCCGTCTCGGCCTCTGACAGGCTACCCTTCATCCCCGACAGATCGAAGCCCGGAACGATCACCTTGCCGCCGATCTCCCATGCGGGCTTTTCGAATTCGGCAATGAAGCTGTTCCACGCCTGCTTGCCGATGGCGCTGAAGAAGGTCGGAAGGTTGCCCCAGGCCTCGACAACAGCGTTGTAGGCGCCGACGAAGAGACCGACGATGGTGTTTGCTGTACCCTTGACGATCTCGGCAACATCCACGCCGACCGCCTGCTTGATCTCGTCTCGGAATAGCCAGACCGCGGTAATGACCGTCGTGATGGCCACAGCCAAGGCGCCGAATGGGTTGGCCATGATGGCAACGGTGATCGCCGACATCGCAGCGACGCCAGCCGTGCCGATCGCCATCAAACCGGCGGCCATGGCAGCGAGGATGGCGGGCGCGAAAGCAGTCACCAGCGCTACGCCGGCCACCGCGGCCACCCGGGCTATCACCCCGATATTGTCGCCGAGGTAGATGATGGCCTCTGCCAGTCGTGCCGACGTGCCGGTGGCCTGATCCATGCCGCCGATCCACTCCAGCAGAGAATTGCGCAGCAGGGTGAAGGCGTCGCCGATCGTCGCCGGCATGCTCTCGGCCTGCTCCTGCAGAAGCTCGAGGTTGCCCGTCAGCGACGTGTAGATAATGTCGCCGGTGATCTTCCCATCAGCGCCAAGTTGGCGAAGCTGGTTGACCGTGACGCCCATCTTCTCCGCGATAACCTCGGCCACACGGCCGCCGGTTTGGATCACGGTGTTCAGCTCGTCGCCGGACAGCTTGCCCGCCGCCATCGCCTTCGTCAGCGCATTAGTCACGGATGCGGCGCGCTCGGCCCGGGCACCGGAGACGACCAGGGCGAGGTTCAGCGCCTCGGTGTAATCGAGCTGCTGGAGCGTCGAATAGCCGAGCTCGCGTAGAGCCGTGGCATTGCCGATGTAGCTCTCGGCCGTATTCGCCAGATCGGAATAGGTGCGGCGGGCGACGGTGCCCAGTCGCTCCATCACCGCGGCGCCGGCTTCCGTGCTGCCGGATGCCAGAGCAACCCGCGCATTGATGTCGGACCATGTGTCGGCGTATCGGGCAAGGGCACCGGTGGCGAGTGCAGCCGTGATGAGGCCGATGGCCCGGCCGACCATGCGTGCTGCCATCTCCCACTTGCCGTAGGCCATCGCTGCCCGATTCGCAGATCCGGCCGCGTTGTCATTTGCGGCGGCGGCGGCGCGTCCCGCAGTGGTCGTCTCTTTCCCCATGCCCTTGGCGGCACGTTCGGCGCTGCCTGAGACCTGCACGAACTTCTCAAGCGCGTGTGTGGCGTCGTCGACCGTCCGGCTTTCGACGGCAATACCGAGGCGGGAGATGTCCATGGTTTTGCCTTCCGTTGCACCAGTAGCTAGCCTGCCGGCTCAACAAGGAGGCGGACATGCGGTTAGGACTGACGGTGGTTTCGATGAGGGACGGAAGTTTCTCGGGGGATGCCAATCATCCCTTGCTAGTCCCCACTCCAGACGCGGACGTTTAGGCCCATGCGTAAGAGCGCCAACCGCAGCCGTTCCAGATCACGAAGCCGGAGACATCTCCCAGCGGCAAACGGAAACGCTGAGCCGACGCCGGCCGAGGTTGAAGATAGAGAGCGGCTCTGGAGATCGATCTTTGGGGACGAACCGATGCCGGAAGATGAGGCGGCCGAGCTTCATCAACGCAGCCGTAGATCTTGGTGGCAGCAGCTCAAGGAATGGGCGACGATCAGGCGAAGCTAATCGTTTCCCCTGCTGTCGCCTCTGTCCCCACGCAAGCACCGCATCATCCCTCATCACCCGAACAGGGCGTCAAACAGGGCCCCGGTCATCGGCCGGGATTCCACGTTCTCTCGCTCCGCTTTCGGCTTGGCCGCCCAATCGAGAAAGACCTTGTCCATGGCCCGGATAGCGGAGCGGAAGCTCTGCGCCTCGACCACATCCATGCTCTCCCTGTCCGTCCATTCGGATATGGACCGGCTCGGTATGGGACCGGCAGACATGCCGATAGGGCGATCCGTGCCGAGCTCCCAGAAGGCATTGAGCCACTCATAGGTACCCGGCAGCAGATCGCCTTGGAGAAGAAGGTCGTCCCCGGCTAGGTAGCGCGAGACGGCCGCCGCGAGCCGTTTCCCACTTCTTCCTGATCGCCGGCCCTGCCCTTGTCCACGACTTGGGCGGCCCAGACTACGGCGTCGGCGAACGGGGTGAAGTCGGGATCCGTCAGCCAGACCTTGGCGATGTCGGCATCGAAGGGCAGCGGCTTGCCGTCCGATGTGATGCCGTCCCATTCGAGCAGCACGGCCTCATGCAGGATCTCGCCGAAGATGACCAAGGCGACATCGGTCTTCAATTGGCCGTCACGCTCCCGGCCTTCCCGCGAGACCTTGCGTTCCTTGCGGGAGCGAAGGGCTGCCACGGTCGGGCTGGAGAGGCCGCGCACCCGTAGGCGAACGTCTTCCATGCCCGGGATGTCGCCGACCCACTCGCCGGCCTCGACCTTCTTGCTGTCGCGCTTGAGCGAGGAGATATCCATCAGGCCGGGACCTTCACGACGTTGGAATTGATCTCCACTGTCGCCGCGAGATTGGCGATGGTGTTCGCATCGCCGCCGGACTCCTGGGCGCTCATGACCAGGCCGATGAACAGGCGCTCGCCGCCGCTCGAGAGCTCGATGCGGAACGCATAGTTGTCGTTGGCCTCGGACGCGGCGATGAGCGCGATCTGCCCCGGGTCGGTCTCGATGATCGCGAAGGTGTTCTGCATCTGGCCAGCGTTCTTCGTGCCCTTCTGCTTCACGTCCCGGCCGCGATTGATGAGGGCGGTGGTGATGAGCGCCGACGTGTCGCCGGAAGAGCCCATGGTCGACCAGCCGTCAATCTCGACCCAGGGCTCTGCAGCGGTAAAGTCCGCCGCGATGAAATCGGTGCTCTTGTCCGAAAGAACGCCGCCGATGAACAGCCGGGAGCCGGCAACCGGATAAAGGGCCATCTCGGCCTCCTGTCATGATGATGCCCTTGCCGAAGGGGCTTTCAGGCGGGAGAGGATCTAGCTGAAGCTCTCGTAGGGGATCTCGATTGGCGTGTGCCAATGCGCCGTTTCCGGCCTGCCGTTGCGGATGAACGGGGCGGAGGTGACGCGCACCGTGACGCCGTTGCTGGTCATCGTGGTGTCGGGCGCAAAGTGATCGGCGATCTGGTCCGCGATCGGCTTCGCGACGTCGCCCTGATTGAGCGGCGTGAAAAGCGAAAGCTGCAGGATGCCTTGCCGGCGGTGCGGGCCATCGGAGCCGATGAGGATGCGGTCAGGCCGGTTCGGCAGCGGCCAGACGCGGAGGTAGGTGGTGCGGCTTCCCTCGCTCATGTTCGGCCAGACGGCGGGAATGACAGGCGACAGGACGATCGAAGCTACCCGGGCGAACAGCGCGTTCTGGATGTCGTTCTCGACGCTCACGACCGGCTAAGCTCCTGAGCGACCTTCTCGACGATGGGCTGCCACCGCTGAGCGGCCAGGCGGACCATTCCGCCGGGGGCCTGCCGGGATGATCCGAACTCTAGCGCCTGGGCGTAGGGCAGATTGTTGATCAGGTAGATCGTCTGCCCGACCTCGAGCCCCATCGTGGCCGCCTGCACCTTGCTGATGGTTGCGGTGCCGTCCTTGTCCTCGATCTCCAGCGTGCCGGCAGGGACATCGCCGATGGCGACCTGCCAGTTGCCGCGGAACCGGCCTGTATCGACGGGGCTCATCAGGATGACCTCGCTGAACACGTCCAGCGCGATCTTCCGGACGGCCAACTCCATCTTGGCGTTGGTCTTCGCCACCCACGCCGCGACCTCTTCCTGGAAGCCAGCCATCAGGAGCCCACGAAGATCTTGAAGGCGACCGGCGTGCCGGCGGCCGGAATGGCATTGATCTGCTTGATGGTGTGTGGCTTGCCGTCGATGGTGATGATGTCGTCAAGGGACGGCGCCACCGGCGGGACGGCGCAGGTCACGATCAGGTCGCTCATCTCGATCAGGCTGCCGTCCTGGTAGGCCGCGCTGGCGTTCTCGACGTAGGCCGTGGAGACGGTGGCATCGAGATCGTAGGTCTCTGTCGTCGGCGCTCCTGGCAGCCACGGCGTGTTCGGGTCGGGCGCACCGGGAACCGTCTTCTGCAGCGTAACCGTGCCCTGGTTGAACTCGGCCAGGATGCCTGAGGCGATCCCCTGCATTTCCTCGTAGAAGGTCATGCCCGTTTGACCCAGTTGGTCGTGGACGCCCCACGGGTCAGAAGCGAGGCGAGAAGGCCGTCCACAGCGGCGAGGACGGGCATCATGTCCCTTGCACGACCGGCGGCGTACTCGACCTCCACAGCGCCCTCTACCCGAACCTTCTTCTTGATTGAACCGGGGATGATGTCGGGGGAGAGCGAGCCGGGCGTCGTCAGTTCTCGAAGCGCCGCCTCATAGACCGCGCGCTCAACCTCGATCGGCACGGCGTCGCTATTGATCGCCTCGCCGGATCCGTCGCGGGCGTTGGTGCGCGGCCACGCCAGGAGTTGTTCCCTGCCGCCGCTCCTGATGCCATCGAACCGGGCGCCGTAGGTCGCATCGATCCATGACGAGGCGCGGATGAGGGCAGCGGTCTTGGCCGTGTCCTCGCCGGTCCATCCAGCGTTCAGACGCGCCGAGTGATAGGCGTCGGCGCCGCCGATCGTGCCGTAGTGGTCGGGCATCTTCAGTCCTCCAGATGCCGCCGCAGCAGACGCGCTTTAAGGATCTCGATCGCGCCCAGCATCCGCTGGAAATCGTCGCCATCGGTCGCGGAGGTGTTCGTCGAACCGTCAGCGCACGTGCCGACGATCATCACGCCGACGACCTCGCCGCTCTCAGCGCTGGCGAGCCATTCGCGGAGCATCTCGATCACCTGCTGATTGATCTGGCCGCGTCTGGTCTTGCCCTCGATGCTGACGAGATTGCTCATGCCGAATCCTCAGGCTGAGGCCGAGGGGCGGACTGCTCCCCGGCTGTGGAGCGAAAGCCCCGTCCGTACGTTCTCAATCGCCACAGAGGAGAACGGCAATGGCCAAAGCCACCACCAAGAAGCTTGCCCAGTTCCGCATCGAGCCGGACAGCGAAGGGCAGACAGCTCAATTGCATATCGAGGATGATTCCGGCGCGACGCTCGAATTGACTGCCTCTCGAGATCAACTCGACGTGCTGGCGGACACGCTGGACGACATCCTCGCGAAAACCGAGGAAGCCGACGAGGTCTGATACCGTGGCGTCGGGCGGCTCAATCGTAAATCGCCCGGCGCCCACATTTTCATCCATCATCGCCACCTCGACGGATGCCGCGGCTTCGGACATTCTGGGTTGGTGGCAGCAGCGGAGATTATCGATGGCCAAGAGTGCATCAGGCGGCAAAAGCAGCGGCGGTGGCGCAAAGAAGGAGACGTCACAGTCCGTGTCTGCCGTAGCGTCGAAAGGGCTTCGGACCGGCAAGCTGACGCCAGCTGAGACTAAAAAGGTTTCCGCTTCCGCGCTCGGCCAGGACGAGACGAAGGGCAAGAAGAAATAACCTTCCCCTCCTTCAGTCGTACGACCCGCGTTACCGCTCGCGTGGGAATACGGATGATGCCGCACGCCTGAATGTGATCGGGGTCCTCGACCTCGCCCATGTTCGGCGCGAGCGCGTGAACTTTCTCGTCTTTCTGGATGAGCCACCCAACGGAGACGCAGGCGACGGGCGACAGCTTTTCGTGGTCGCGAAGGTAGGCCCAGCGTGCAATTGGCTGAGCACTATCCTCCCATTCGACCATGACGAGTTCTACCGTTGCCTTGGTCACTGGACCGCACCGGCGAAACACATATCAGACCGGTCGGCGCCGCCGCAGAATGTAACCATTCCTGCCTCCGCGACTAATCGCGCACTCGCGCGTTCTCCTTCCGAAGGAGATCCAGATGAACATTAATCCGAAGAAGCCGACGCTCGTTTCCGGCACCGACAACCCGGCAAGCGCCGAGGAAATAGAGACCGTTTCCGATCGTGCTGACGAGCCGCAGGACACCAATGAGGCCCTCCGCGACGCGGTGCGGGATGAGGAAGACGACGATCCCGATCTCGAAGACCTGAGCTCGCGCACCAGCGCGGATTGATGGCCCCGTCAAGGAGACAAGCAATGGGCGACGAATCCGACAAGCCGGCACCGTCGATGTCCCACGGGCCGAACGCTCGCCCTCAAGACGAGAGAGTCGGTCAGACAGCGGGCGGCTTGCGCAGCGACGCCGGTAACGCGTTTGGTGCCGGCTCGGAAGAGGAGGAGCGGCTCATCGCCGCTGTCATCGAGAACGCGGAGCCACCGAAAGGGGCCAATCCGGAAATGCCTTACGACGTCGACCACGCGCGCCGGCACGCCGAGGTGAAGCCGAGGGACTAGCCGGGGCGACTGCCCCGACCAGCCTCCCCGGAGTTATCCGCGCTGCTCAACCTCGGCCTTGATGATCTCGTTGGCCTCTTCGGCCTTGAGATCGGACTTGCCGGACAGCCGTTCCGCCAGCGCCACACGAGTGCGCCAGTGCGAGCCCTCCCAGTCGGACGGGATGTCGATGACGTCACCGCCGCCGACCTCACCGTCAGGTCCGACACCGGTGGTCGCGCCGGAGAGATCAACGTCCTCGGCGCGCTGCGCCTGTTCGTCGGTCCCGGCCTTGGTGTTGCTCGCCTCGACACCGATGCCGCCGACGTTGGCGACATCAGGGTTCGGCGCGAAATTGCCGGCGCTGTCGGACAGCGTTGGGGCGGTACCGGCCTTGTCGAGCTGCGGCGGCTCGATGTCATCGATGGCGTCGGCAGACTGGCGCGACGCCTTCTCTGCCTGCTGCGCCATCTTGTCGAAGGCACTGGCGAGCCGCTCGACGGCGCCGCCCCCGGCCCGATTAGCCCGCGACCGCAGGATGTGGGCTCGGCTTTCGTCACGGCGTGCAATCGCCTCCGCCAGAAGCGGATCGTTCTGATGTTCGGTAGTCATGGATGTTCTCCAGAGGATGAGGGGATGAATGGGCGGGGCCGGAGCCCCTACCCTCAACCGTTGGTGACGACCGCCACCATGCGGATCAGCTTCGGATCGTAGACGCGGGTCCAGCTGCCGCCGGCGGCGAGCTCGGCGTCGGTCACGCCCGATGCCGAAGCCGGGGTCGCGCTGAACTGGACACCGCGCGGGTGCATGACCCAGTGGCGACGGTACCAGACCGTCTCGACGCCCTCGCCGTTGCCGGCAGCCGGCGCGCTGTCGAGCTCGACCGGCTTCTTCGGGCCGCCCTCGCCGGTAGCCTCGGCATAGCCGATGGCTCCGTTGCCGAAGAGGTAGGACGTGTACTTGAAGCCACTCGTGGTACCTGCTTCCCGCGGGCACTGGTCGGACACGAAGACGTCTTTGTCGTCCCACCGGGTGAACTCGAGACCGGTCACCGGGTCGCGGCCGAACTCGATCGCCCGCTGAGCCCGCAGGTTGTAGAACACACGGCTGTGCATCATCACCGCCGAAAGCGTCTGCCCGTACTCACCGAGCAGGGCGTAGGCGTTTGAGGCCACCTCGGCATCGAGATTGACCGGTGCGGCCGCCCCGTCTTCCGACGCCACGTCAAGCACGTTGCCGGCCATACCAGCCGAAGCGAACACACCGGCCATCTGCTGGCCCATGATGCGCTGTTCCTCGCGGACCCAGTACTCGGCGATGAGCTGGGCGACGGCGTCGAGCGGATCTTCCGCCAGCATGGAGGCGACCAGGTTGGCCGACTGCCAGCCGTTGTTGCGGCGGATCTTGCGGGCCATGTCCTGGCCCTGCGTGAGCTTGTTCGGCGTGGCGTTCTGCGCCGGGTCGTCGGTGGAGACATTGGAGTTGCCGGTCAGGTCGTTCCAGAACGGCATCTGGACGAGGTCGCCGGGGCCGTTCGCGAACTGCTGAAGCTGCGCGTCGGCGGAGACGATCGGCGAGTTGCGGATGCGCGAAAGCTGCGCAATGCGCTGGATCGTCGTCGGGAGGAAGAGCGGGCCATAGATGACGTCGCTCAGGCGGGTGGTGGCCATGAGAGGCTCCTATTGGATCAGTGGGGTGAAGGGATTGGGTTCGGCCACCCCACTGGGCGCAGCCTCGGTCTGTTGGCGTCACTGACGCCGGAAATGCTTACCAGTAGGGCTTGATGCCCACGGCCTCGGCCATCTGGCGGGCCTTGGCGTCGTTCGCGACGATCAGCTCCTGCTGCTTCGTCCGGTTCGGGTTCTTCGGGTCGAACGGGTTCTCGCCAAAGGAGCGGCCCTGCCCGCCTTTTGCGTCGCCGCCTGTGGCCTTGGCGATGAAGGGCTTGCCTTCGTCCTGACCGGCCCACGAGCGGACGTAGTCGGAGAGCGGGGTGCGGTCATTCACGCCGTCGTCGGCGAAGACCTCGATCGCATCGTCATCCTCGATGAGCTTGATCTGGCCCTTCTCCTTGAGGAGCGCCTTCGCCGCCGGAAGGAATGTCTTGTCGATGCCGGCGTCCAGGAGAGCCTTCGTCAGGCCGTCATCGACCATGACGCGGCGAAGTGCGCCGTCCAGCTTCGTCGCTCGGCCTTCCAGCTTCTCGCGCTCCTTGGCGAACTTCGCCTCGAGCTGCGTCTTCTGCGCCGTCAACCGCTCGTCCAGATTGGCCGGTTCCTTGCCTTCCGCCTGCTGGCGCAGATGTTCGTAGGCGTCGGCGTCGAAATCGTCCGGCAGGCCCTCCAGACGGCTTTCAGCGGTCGTCAGCTTGTCGCTGAGCGTGCGCTTCTCGCCGCGGACGCGGTCAAGGGCAGACTTCAGCGACTGTGCTCCGGGGTGCTGCTCGATCCCTTCGATGACGAGAACGAACTTGCCGTCCTTCTCTTCGTAGAGGTCATGGAACTGCGGATCGACGCCATCGAGGCTGTCGAGGATTGCTTTCAGGGCCACTGGCCGCTCCTATGGTGAGAAGCCCGCACTGCGGGCATGAAAAAGCCGCCCCCCGAAGGAAACAGCCTATGCAGATTGTCGAGGTGTTCTTGCCGCTCGATACCGGCCGCGGCAGGCCGATCGAGCCAGAGATCATCGAAGAGATTATTGACGGTCTTGCGGTCCGGTTCGGCGGCGCGACCGCCTTCACTCGTGCACCAGCTGACGGGCTGTGGAAGCAGGACGCCGCGATCCAGAAGGACCGCATCATCGTCATCGAAATCATGGTGGACGAGATCGAGGATGCTTGGTGGAAGGACTATCGCGCACAGCTAGAA